TACCACCACACCAACCGTCGCTTTTATAAAGCTTTTATTTTAGTATCCCATTAATTTGCTTTCGGAATACTATGTTCCTAACTCAGCATGGAAGTAATGATTGCCGTGGGGAGTTAAGGGATGTAGTGTAGTACGAGATTCCTTTGAGGGGCCTTAACAGCCCCTCTTTTTTTTTTGGGTTCGATCTTTAAAATAATCTGGTTCCCTCAAAAAAATCTATCATTTAAATTTTCCCCTCTGCTAAAAGAAAATTATCGGTCGATCTATTCACCGGTCAGTTTCTCCACTGAAGGACCCCTCGCAAGAGGGGTTTTTTTCTGACAAATATTTACTTTAAATTCGTGGAATGCTAAAAAGAAAAAGACTGAGAACCCTCGATCCTACGTTCGAGAAATTCTCAGTCACTGTCTCGATCCTCCGGAGCGCCTTTTAGTTTCCTTATTTTCTAAGAGGCGTTCTTTCTTTATGCACAAGTCAATGTCCACTTAGTATAAGAAGATTTCCGATAAGGCTCTAAGTCTATTCCATTAAGTTCCGGTATCTTTTTATAGTCTACATTTCCTCTTGCCAAATACTTAGTTACCTTCATCCCCCCGCCTCTGGCACTTTTATTTGTGCAGAGGGAGAGAAATTTCTCTCTAAGCATTTCTTTCTTTTCTTCATAGAATGCGAAGTTGTTTTGGGTTGTCTTCCATTCTTCTACTAAAGCTAACCACTCTGGATTTTCTTCATAGTTTGCATAATCTCTATCACATAATTCAGGAGGGGTGCCTTCTATCATACATTTGTAGAAGTCCTCTTCTGCCTTTACCAGATCGCTGACGTAGGGATTATTTTTCTCCACTTCAACAATAACTCCATCCCCTCGATAGAAACTCACATACAGCCCTACATTTAAGCTCACCACTTCTAATCCGTGCTGAACCTGAGGGTAATAGTGAGCTGGAACCTTTCGGGTTCTCTTTACCGTTTCATGTTCTTCTAACCCTGGATTCTTGATCTCCACGTAGATCTTTCTATCTAAATCCATGCCATCGATATTGGCTGTCATGAAATTATGTTTAGGATGCACCATCGATTCAGCAGGAAATAACTCTATTCCTACCTGCTTTTCTACCCATTCTCTAGCAATCGGCTCCATCTCTCTGCCATATTGCATGGCATAGTTGTCCGGAGTTTCTTTCTTGAGCATCTTCTTTTCCCAGAGCTGGTATGGAGTGTCCCACTTGGACACCCCCATGATAGCAGGAGCATCGCTGCTCCCTATTACTCGCTTAGATAACCACTTTTCTCTGCTCATTTTCGTCCCCCTTCTTGGCTTTTCTTAGTTCTATTTCTTGTCGTTCTTGCGCAGCTAGCATTTGAAAATACCAGGTATTCTCTTCCCATTCATCTTCGGCAACCAACCTACGCCATTGCGGTCTGCACATGCTTTTTCTCCTCTAACTTGCGTTTTAATGTTTTTATTATTTTAGGAAAATCCGACTGCTTCATTTGGTAGACAGACTCAAGGCTCAATGAGCTTTGAATCTTCTCTTTGGCAGAGGGTTCTTGAACCAAATAGGAGTCAAGTTCAGCTGCTTGCGTTTCGCTAAGCGAATTAACAACGGGTGCTCCTGCTTTTAAAACTTCTTCCGTCAAATCAGTCCAAGGATCTCCTCCATCATACAAAGCCTCCAGCCTTACAGGAGATTTTTTTAAAGCTTCTTGAACCTGAGGGAGTAAAGGCTTAGGAGGAAGGGGAGTAAGAGTATATCTCGTATCCTTCCCATTTCCTTCTTTATTGATCTTGAGATCATAGTTTCTGAAATCCCCCCAATCTTCGTCTTTAGCGATCAAGGTAAGGCTTTTTAAGATGCTCATCTGAGTTATTTCGAGGATAAAGAGAGCCTCTCTTGAATAATCCCATACATAGCATGTCCAGAAAGGCTTAATAGGCTTATCTGCGCTAAATGCTTTAGGGGGTTTTGCATCAGGTCTATATCTCATTGGCTTTTTGTCATGCCAATCGATCCATCCCGCAATAGGTTTCGTCACAATTCTGAGACGATTCTCGCCTTCTTTCATCTGCGACATCTTCCAATATGATTTTTCTGTCTTTAAGTTTTCATAAAGTTCTGGTAAAAATGTGGTTGTCATAATTTCCCTGGTTTTCTTGTTTTTGGTAGTGAGGGTTGATTTCCAACAATCAAGCCTCATTTTTTTATAATGAACGGTAAATAATTATTTTACCATTCTCTCCACATCCAATGCTTGGCTTAAATCAAGAGATCCAATAATCTCTTACCTGAGTTGCGCATTGGAGTGTGACTCACCCCTCGTTAAACCCGAATGTGTAGACAAATGGATTAATCCGAGGGGTTTTTACTGCTCATAGTCGTCTACAAGTAGATACTATTGTTCACAACTGAAGACAATAAAACAAGGAAAAAAGTCGCCAAATGGATTTAAAAGAATATCTAGATCGAAAAGTAAGATCAGGCGTGGTAACGTGCGCCTCAGAATTAGCCCGAGACATTCTTTTTATCAGTAAAGCCGCTCTAAGCTCATATTTAAACGGGAAGCGTTATCCCTCTCTCAAGATGGCTCTCCATCTTGAAAAAGTCACTAAAGGCTCCGTGACAGGCGCAGATTTAGATAAATATTTTCGTAAAATGAATGAAAAGTAAAAAATGTTTTGCCAATTAATCCCTCTATCTCATATGACAAGAGACAATGATACAGCTGGAATTGACTGGCGCGCCTACTGCCTGGGCAGCTCCCAGGTTCTATAAGAACCGAGCCTATGATGTTAAGAAAGATGCAAAAAATGCCGCGAGATGGCAGATCAGATCTCAGTATCGCGATGATCCTATCTTCGGGCCTGTTTTTTTAGATATCACCTTCTTTATGAAGATTCCTAAGGCTACATCCGGCATTCGCAAGAAAGAGATGTTAGCGCATAAAATTCTACCTGTTGGAAAACCAGATACTACTAATCTTCAGAAACTCATTGAAGATTGCTTAAAAGGTATCGTGATTGGCGATGATACTCAATGCACTGATATTTATTCTCGAAAGAGATATAACGAGAACCCGGGCATTTTGATCAGAATTTTTAACCTGAATGCATACCCCACGCCACGGGTATTCGAGGACAAATTATATGCAGATATGCATTGACAAGATAGATAACGAATATTGTCTAGATGTACAGCTCACTGAGAATGATCTCGGAAAGATACGCGACAGATGCTATTTATGCGCATCTACGAATCTGGGCGATTTGAAGTTTGAAGTAGGGATAACGGTATCTCAAGATTTATTTACTTACGAAGATGACGAATAGGAGTTTTGTATGTGGATGTTAGCAATGATTGTAGGGATTGCGATCTTATCGCTCCTTTTGACTAGTGTATGCTTATTAGGGCCCAAAGATAAAAAGACGAACAAACAAAGCCCATGAACCAGATGGTCATGGGGATATTGATTGTCTGCGTATGCACGCTCATTCTTCTCACTCTATATTTTACAGATGACGAATGAATTCATACTTAAAATAGGACTTCTCTACCGCGCATAGAATAAATTGGGGACTTCCTTAAAACACGAAGTCCCCCTCCCAAGGATTAATCTTGTGCTCTTTCTTCTATCTTATTGTCCAACATCTTTATCACAGTGTGCGGGAGCATCTTTTGAAAGGTAAGAGCTAATCGTGATCCTTGTTCTATCGCTTTATCTCGCTCTCTTCGTTCTTCTGAGGAGCAGTCGGGATTAATCATTCTATCGAGCTCTTTCTCTCTTTCCACTTCCCTCTCTTGGATCTCATTGTCATGAGTTATATGAAAATCAGAAGGATGATGAAGGTCAACTAGCCCTCCATGACACCGGACGCACCCCAAAATACCTAATGCTGCAGTGAACATTATCACGGCTGCCCACACCATTCCATGCATCTCTCGTACAGAATATGAATGTCTCATTTGACTCTCCTTTTTCTTAAATGTTGTATGCCTCTCTCATTTTTTTTTATACTGAAATAAAAATTTGATACACACAAAATGCAGCGATCCCTACTATAAAAAACAGCACCAAATCAGAATTTCAATATGAAATTCGTAACCCTAATAGAGGAAAAAATGGCCCATAAAAAAGAAGAGCATCATGAAAAAAAGAAGCACCATAAGAAAGAGCATCATGAAAGTGAAGAGCATCATGAGAAAAAGCATAAAGGCCGTGAGAAAGAAGCTAAAGCGGGCCATAAACTCAATATGTCAGAAAAGCACAGAAAAGCAGAAAGCAAAGGAATGCGAGGCCGCTAAGAAAATGGACAAACAGATTAAGAAAGTTAAGAAGGACATCAAGCGGGATGATAAAAAAAAAGGCCTGATCGATGTCAGAACACTTCTCAAGATGGATAAAAAGTTCGATAGAAAGATCGAGGATGCAAAAGAAATGAAAAAGAAATGTAAATAATGCCATTTAAATCTAAAAAGCAACGCGCTTTTATGTATTCTCAGCATCCAGAAATGGCAAAAGAATGGGAAGCTCATACGCCCAAAGGCAAAAAGCTTCCCTTACGTGTTAAAAAGAAAAAGAGGAAATAATGGTTAAAGAAAAGATGATCGGCAAAGGAATGATCGGCAAAGGAATGCATGTAAAGCGTGGCGAAGAGGAAAAAGCCCACAGGAAAGCGGGCGGTTCAAATGTGGGCAAGTATAAGAATGTAGGTAAGAAGGACTTTGCTGGAACCGCGGGCGGGGCCCCCAAAGGGAGCTATCCCATCAATACCTTGAAAAGGGCCCGAGCAGCTTTAGCTTACGCTCATAACGCCCCAAATCCTTCAGGAATCAGGGCAGCGGTGAAAAGGAAGTATGGGGATAAGATTAAATCGGTGAAGAAGGATTAATTTTATTTTGTACCGGCGTATTTATCTCGAATTCTATCGACACCTCTAGGCCATAACTAGCAAACACTTTCAACTGAACCTTTGTAAGCGATTTTTGCTTCATAAGTTCACAGAGCGCCCTCGCAAGGGCGCTGTTGGGATAATAGCGATCATTACCCCATCTTTTTTGATGATAAAACTCTAGATTGTTCACTTTTTCTCCCCTCCCTCAACAAACACCAGAACCCATTCTAATTGGGTTCTAATCCACTCCAGCCAACTACCTTCGGAGCTTTCTTTGTGGAAAGCGGGGAAATTAGGATAATCTCGCTGCGCAATTTTAGCCGCAATGAACAGCGCTTCCGTTACTTTTTCCATGCCTACTACCGCTTGTTTCTCCGCAATGGCTTCATTCATTTCATCGGCTTTTTGCTTTATTCGCTCGACACCTTCCTTCATTTTTCCGGAAACTCCACTACTATCAATCATAATTTTCATAACTTCATTCCTTGTTTTTGGTTTACATTAGCTATTGCTAATGTGCCCTACACTATAGACTATAGAGAAGAATGTAATAAGTAGTAAAAATTCTTTTTTTATTTTCGCAGCTGTGCAAAATAGAAATTATGTCTGTTGACTCTATTGACGCACCAGAACCCCGTTATCGCGCGCCGGATCTTACCGACGAATTAGTTGAAAAAGCCCTTTATGCTAACTACGGCATCATGGCTGCAGCAGGCCGTGACCTGGGAGTAACCAGAGCTGCGATTCAATTAAGAGTGAAAAACTCGGCGCGCTTGCAAGCTGTAGTCGAGGAGTGCATAGAGACGCGGCTAGATTTAGCCGAACAGAACTTAACGCAATTGACCTTAGACAAAGATCTCGGCAGTATTTGCTTTACACTGAAAACATTGGGCAAGCGCCGTGGTTACGGCTACGAGAAAGAAGATCATCAGATCGATTTTCACAAGCTTAAGGCGTTTGTGGAATATTTTGATGCGCGTAAGAAACTAATTCCGCCACCCGTTTCACCAATCGTAGAACTGTCAGTAGGTCATACTGATTCAAAGGAAGGCGCATTGAGTAATCTTCCAAAGATTCCAAACTCTCTACGATAGTTCCCATATCTTTGATTATTTGGCCCAAGTCATCCATATTCACGAGCAGCTTTTCGGCGCTCTCTTTGGCCTTCGCTAGCTCGGGTTTTATCTCGTTGCCGTCATCATCTATCCTGATAAAGTTATCATCGCTTGTGTACGCTTTAAACAGCATCTGTTGGCCGCCTGCTACGCCAATTTCGCCACAGGGGCAGAGAACATGCTCAGTAGCGAGGACACTTTCAATGACAGTATGACAAAGGGCGCACTTAGCTCTATTTCTCATTGTCCCTTCTCTCTTTCCCTTATTATGAGTATTTGAGCATGCGCAGTTGCTACATACTTTTGCAATAGTTCAAGTTCCATTCCCGCTTGGCAAGCCATTTCTACTGATAAATAACTCAAGGCACCTACAACATCGGCCGCGCACTGAGGATCCAATTTTCTCTTTTTTTTAGTGATTCTTTTATACTTCTTCAGCCATAAATCAATAGTCCTTACCAAATGGGAGATTAAAACGGAATGTTCGCTTAGCTTTTCCCGACTTTTTTCATTCATGGTCATTCCTCTGGTAATTACCATATTGAATCTTCTTCCCTATTTCATTGTATATCCTACTTACAAGCTCGAGGAGTACCTTTTCGGACTGCCCATGCTGCTCGCACAAACAGCACAGTCCGGTAGTCCATGCAGTGGCCGCAACCAACAAGTTTTCTCTTCCTGTAAGAGGGTAACTTTTAAAAAACTCGTCAGTTACGTCAGTGAGAGCATCCAAAAGCGCTTGCGTTTTGTGCTGACGCGTGGGGTCTTTTTTTTCACCCATCCCTTTCTCCTTTCTTCGTTTGAGCTTCGGGAGCATGGGGCCATCCCCTTGTGAGACCCTCAATCGTCTCTTCTAGACTAAATCCATTGCTCTTAGCAAACGTCCCGAGTATTGCTACATAGGCCCATAGGGTTATATCCCGCCATTTTCTTTTTTTCCCCGCCTTTGCGTGAGTCATATAGAACTTCTTCGAGGTATACGTAAGATGATCAGCCAGTTCTTTGGCTTTGAGCACGTCTTTGTTATATTCCCCCTCCTCCATCCCATTTCTCCTGTATTGGCCGCCATTGTCACTATTAATCCATTTCATCTTCATCATCGAAGTCGTATTCTTTTTGTATTCTTCGGCGAGCGTTGGCCAGCGCCAAAGAACGAAACATCCTATTCTCCCGAGGAGTAAGTCCTGGGACGATGAAATTGTATTCCATCGCATGCAGATAGAACAAATGAGTCATATTTTCTACTTCTTTGTTTAGATGGTCATGGTTCATGCTTTTGGCCGCGCTTCGACTCTCTCTCTTTTAGTTGATAGGCTACTTCCATAATCGCAGACGATTTCATTAGAAAGAGTTCTTTCTCGGTTAAACTTGGCAACCCAAACTCATACTTCTCGCAAAAAGTAAAGACGGCTTTGGCCATATTCTCTACTTCTCGATGCAACGTTTTGGTATCCATCACTTTCTCCCACTTGTGTCTATAACTACTCTTATAGACACACTAAACACTAATCTTTTTTTGATCCATTTTCCCCTTGCAAATGCAATAATTCGTTCATAATCTGTCGCATATCCCATCTTGTCTTTCCCATATTTAGCGCGACTGCTATGAACGCATTGGCGAGCTTTATCATTAAATATTCATCCATTTCCCGTGCGTCATGATGAAAATAATGTAGGAGATCCGAACTGAGATTGTTGAGGAGCCGATTCAACGGTTCATGATTGGGTTCTGTTTCCATTCTAAAATTTCCTTGATAAATATGGCATCTCTGAATTTACATGAGAAATATGTATACCGATCCATTTGGCCCTCGTCAACGAGAATTTATAGAAAATGCCAATGCGACGTTTAACATTGCCCATGGATGCGTGCGCTCTGGCAAGACTGTATGTAGCTTTTATCGCTTTCTAGAAGAAGTGTGGCATTGCCCAGGTGAGCAGATCTGGATGATTGGCCACACCCTGTCCACCATTTATGATAACGTTATTCAACTGCTTTTCAACTCTCCCCCTCTCAATGTATTCAAGCCTATTTCTGTATGGCTTCCTGGAAGAAGGCAGCTCAAATTTGGCATGAAGACAATTCATTGTCTAGGCGCCACCGATGAACGCGCCATTGGCCCCATTCAAGGAAAGACCTTCGATCTGTGTTATTGCGATGAGATGACTCTTTATCCTGAGAATGTGATCCAGATGATCATCACTCGGCTCTCTATGCCCCATTCGAAGCTCTTTGCTTCGCTAAATCCTATGCAACCTACTCACATTATCAAAGAACAGATGATCAATAGGGCAATCGCCGGGGATCCTAAGTATTATGCGCTCAAATTTGGTATAGACGACAATCCCTTTCTCACTGAGAGCTATAAACAAACGCTCAGAGATACTCTCTCGGGCGTCTTTTACAAGCGTAATTATCTCGGCGAATGGTGCTTAGCAGAGGGCGCGGTCTATGACTTCCTCGAAAGAGGAATGCACATCTTGCCCAAAGCTAAGCGGTGCGCTGATTTCTGGTTAGCCGGGGTTGATTATGGCACTTCTAACGCTTTTGCGTGCGTGCTGGTGGGCTATAGTTCTGGCCATTACACTCAAACAGATCCTCATATGTGGGTAGAGAAAGAATACTACTGGGATAGCGAGAAAATGGGCCGTCAGAAGACGAATGCCGACTATGCTAGAGACTTAGAAGGCTTCTTCGAGGGCTATTCGCTCCGAGCCTGTTACATTGACCCCAGCGCTGAGAGCTTTCATGTAGAACTGAGGCGTAAAAACATTCGTGTTGTGCATGCAAATAATGATGTGTATAACGGTATTATGATCACTTCAACACTGATTAAAGAGGGCTCGCTTACCATCTTAGAAGGATGCCGCAATCTCATTCGTGAGATGGAAGGTTATGTGTGGGATCACAAGAAAGCCGAGAAAGGAGAAGACGCGCCTCTCAAGAAGAATGACCATGCTGTAGATGCATTGCGCTATGTATGCGCTTCGTTCATGAAAGGAAGAACCACGCTGAAGGTTCCTCATCCTGAGGATATATACAAGTCGCAAAGAGAAAAGTACATGAAAGACAACTGGCCGCACGGCGAAGGGTTTAGGCCTTTTTAACAAGGAGATTATGAATAAAGAAGATCTGATAAAAGAAGAAGCTCATTCGGAGGCATCCTTGGCCATTTGTAGGAAAGAAATGGATATTGCTATCTCACGATGTCGTCAACAAGGCGTTGGTTTGATGGATCTCGCCTCTATGCTCCTAATGGATGGGACACGTGGGGCACTTACTTCCTTTCTTCGAAGCGATCCTAAAGGTGATTGGGAGAGATTATTACACGATCTTACCGATCAGGCGATAGAAGCACATAAACAACTGCGAACGGTAGAAATGATTCAGGAAGAATTTAGAAGGAGGGGAAATGGATGAGAAAAAAATAACCGAAGACTCGCTATTTATTACCAGAGAATTGAACGCTTTCTATTCCAAGTGTATGGAGATGGGAGTAAATCCCAATACTTTTGGATATCAGACATGCGGGGTAGTCATGATGATGTTTTGCCAACTATGCAAGACGAATATCCCTCCCCACGAAGACTGGAAGAAGTCGGCTGACGATTGCATGAAGGCATTGTGGAAGATCGCCATGAAATCCGTAGATGAGAAAAGCGAGTCTTCGAATGGATGATGATCCTAGACTTGTTTACTTAATGCGCCTTTTGAGCCTCCAGCGCGAGAAGGACTGGATTGCGGCTGGTGGCGACCTGGTGGGTCTTTTCCTGGCTTGTCTCTCCACTTTCCTTCCCTCACAGAGAAGTGTGATCTTGGACGTTGTTAGTCGCTGGTACAAAGAAACTGAGGGAATAGTATTTGAAGACTTAGCAGATTATAGGGGTTTTATTTCTAAATGTGAATTATATAAGGAGTAGTGTTATGAAAAAAGAATTTAAAGAATTGCGAGAAGTAATAGTGAAAGTTGAAGACCAGGATTTTGCCGAGTGGGCATTCGGCAAAGAGGGTTGGGAGGCTTTTGTCTCCAATGAAAGAAAAACACCCCTATTCCTAGCCGAAGCATGGAATAAGTTGCATGGAGATCTATTTAAAATAGATTTAGAGCAACCCATTATGGAGACACTAGAGAAAATGAAAGAAGAATGGAGAAAGGCGCAATGACTAAAAACATGGCCGAGATCATGAAAAACAGGCCTCTAGTCAAGCAAAAGCGTGCGCAGGAAGAGTTGATCAGGGCAAGTGGAAAGAAGGCCAAGAAGGTGAAGATTCCCTTTTCGCCGTTTAGATGATCACTGGATAGGCTTCGAATTTCTATAATTATGGACGTCTCTGAGCATGGCGTAGTAGCCGAAGGTGTCCGCACATTTATGAAGAGCCTCGGCTTTTAAGCTAATTTTTTGAATGAATGTATCCAGAACAAACTCTTCTTTTCCTATTAAAGAAATGAGAGCGATCTGTAATTTGGCCGCGCGAATCCATTGTTTATCGCCTAATGCATATCGTTCTAGTGTCTCTTTGCAAGTCTTCAAGTAAAGTATAGCTCTTTCTAGATTGTCAAATTCATGTTCTACGGGAAAAGCAAAGGTCCCGTTTTTTATTCGGGCAAATGTTGTGCTTCGATCCCAGGGAAGCATTCTGAGAAGTTGGTGGACAGTAAGGTTTTTTTTGACAGTATATTCTTTAAATTTAATATACTCAAGCTTGCCCTCTCCAATGTAAAAATTTATGAAATCCTCTGTGCCCCATTTTTTTTGACACGCGTTGACAAGAATCATGTCTTGGGGCGTTCCATCCTCTTTAATTTGATAGTAAATTTCTAAATCCAAGTGCTTGGCCGCTTCTAGGCGATGTTGCCCATCTAAGATCCGATACTCTGCATCCAAGAGGATGGGATTAAATTCTAGCATATTACACGCTTGGATAGAGTTAATTAGATTTCTTACATGCGCCGCTTGTCTTTCTCGATTGTTGGGATGTTTTTTGAAAATTGAATAATCCTTAGTTTTTTGATAAACGCTCATTTATTCTCCTCGTTTCATTAATTAAAATTTCCATTTGTGTCTCTAACAACTTTACTCGCTGGTATAGCGCTGTGATATGGCGCGGTTTGTAAGAGGTATGGTTCCTATGAAAATAAGCGCTCATAGTCGGATAAGAAACTCCCGCCTTTTTGGCTATTTGGCTTTTAGACCACTCTTCTTCAATTCCCTGCTCTATTATTTTCAACTGTTCTTCTGAAAAATGCTTGTAGCTCTGGCTTACTGTGGCAGTTACGCGACTCACAAAGGCTGCGTGAGCAGCGGACGCCGTGTAATTGTCTTTTCCCCCGTTTTTTTGGATTTCCAGCTTAATACAACAATACGAACGACGTAGAATTGAAGCTATCCTACCCACGGTGAATTTTCGGGCAAGCAAGTCTTCTATTTGGACTCTCTCTTCTTCTAAAAGACGACCCGCTTTACCTTTTCCTCCCTGGGAAAGCGCGTGCATTTTCTCAGCATTATATTCTTTTCTCGATATAAGTTTATTCAATTCGCGGGAAATAGTGAACGGCGGCCGATTTAAAGCAGAAGCGATTTCCCCGATAGAACGATTTAATTGAACTAATCTTTCTATTTCCTGTCGCTCTTGTAAAGTGAGAGGCGGTTTCCCATAAAATATTTCCATATGAATCCCCCTATACCCTTTAAAGAAAATATTATATAGTGAAAATAGGACTATATAAAAATTCTTTGAAGGCAGGTCGCTATTTCTTTTTACTACCCACCTTGGAACAACGCATTAGAGCCCAATCAAGTCAACGTTCGACAATGGCTTGATAATCTTTACAGTAAATTTCAGCCCATCGAGCAGGCTCGGTGGAACCAATCAAACATAGACACTTTATTTTATGCTGGCTCTCAAAATTTTATTAATAGATACTTTAATTTTACACCCTCATTTAGTTACCAAAACTTCTTCTTCAACCTGATTCAGCAGCCTATCAACATGGTAACAGGGTATCAAAGGCAACACCGCAAGTCAATTAACTATATCCCTTCCGAAGGCGCTGATCCTAACACCACAGATCAATATACACGTATCGTCACTCACATTGCGAATGTCGAAGGCATAAACGAGCAGTTCTCGAAAGCCTGCGAGCTTGCTGCCATCTCTGGCATGGTGCTCATACAGCCCTATCTCGACTTCATGACAAAGGATCACGCGCAAGGGGACCTACGATTGAAAGTATGGGAATACAACTCATTCCTTGTTGATCCATACTTCCGTAATCCCGACATGTCCGATGCACAGTTTGTATGGTGTCAAGAATACATCTCTAAAAAAGAAGCGGAAGATAGATTCCCGGATAAGATACAAAACATCGCACCTATGTCAGGTACACCCCAAAGATATGGAAGTTTTTACTTCTTACCCGAAAACTACAACATGGCGCGCAATGACCTTATGGTACTCAGTTATGTTTGGTATAAGTGGAAACGCAAGAAGAAAAAACTCTATTCGAAGTCGCGAAATCAGTTCTTCGAGTTCTCGGAGCAAAATGCAAACTTAGATGCCATTCTCTACAACATTCAAGACATGGAACTTGTCGAAGTGGACGTTCCCACTTGGAAATTAGCGGTTGTGCTGAACGATCAGCTAATATTTCAAGGAGACAATCCCCTCGGCTTCGATGAATGTCCTTTTGTGGCTGTATTTTGGAACTATGAGCCTCATATCAACTATTATGACCTGCGAGCCAGGTCTCTCACGAAAACAATGCGCGACCCTCAGTTCCTTATGAATCGTCGAATAATTTTGAACCACGATATCACAGAGGCGACGATTAACCAGGGATGGAAGAGGAAAGTCGGGGCTGTTGCTAACGAAGACAATCTTAAAAAGTCTGGCCAGGGTTGGGATGTCATCATCAATGAAGGATATGAGCTCACTGATTGCGAGAAGATCATTGCAAGCGGCGTTCCTCAGTCCGACATAGAGCTCGGCGTCCAGCTACAGGGGCTCATTTTCTCCACTTCTGGGGTCAATCTAGAGAATTGGTCGGCGCAAGAGGACTCAAACGCGTCTACACTCACTACACTTATCAAGCAAGCTGCCAATCTCATGGTGCTTCAAAAATACTTCGATCAGTGGGATTTGTCGTTAAAGTTATTAGGCGAGCGCCTTCTTAAGATCATTTTACACAACTGGAATGCCGCCAAGGTATCTTTGCTTATTGGCGAGGAACCGAGTCCGCACTTCTACTCCTCTGTCTTTGCTCAATATCAAGTGATCATTGAAGAAGGATTAAATACAGCTATTCAACGGCAGCAGGAGTTTAAGCAAACTCTCGAGTTTAACCAATTAGTAGGCGGTGTGATCCCTCCTTCTTACTTGGCCTCCATCGCTACACTTCAGGGAAAAACAAAACTCGAAGCTCTTCTCAAATCGCAAGAACAGCAACAACAAGCGATGCAACAAGAGCAACTCGCCTTTGCGCATAACAGAGAAGCAGCTGAGCTCAAAGAGCTCTACTCCAAAGCGGTTGCGAATATTGCGATGGCTAGAGAGCGCCATGGAAGGGCTGAATCGAACATTGGACTCTTTGAAGAGCGTTTATCTGAGATCTCTCAGAATCGCTCTATGGCCACTAAAAACAAGGTGGAGGCTTTAGAGAAGCTGTTAGACCTTATTCAGCGTTATGGCGAGCTAGAGGCGTCTCTGAAGGCTCAGGAGCTGCAAGGATTGCAGTTACAACAAGAAACCGAAGAAGACAGAGAGAAAGTGGATGCTAAGCAGACGGCCTTTGCCAATGATTTTGTGACCAGCATTCTGGGTCAAGCGATGGGCGGGGGACAACAAGGACAACAAGGACAACAAGAACAACAGGGACAGCAACGGCAACCACAGCAGCAATTTTAAAAAAGAAACTTGATAAAGATTTTTTTAATACTATAATGAGATCAACGCCACACAATGAGGTTTTATGGCTGGTAGACTGATAAGTGATCATGCAAATTGGACAGGCAAAGCCAAAAAAGGTTTGGTTTTCGCCGATGGTACCAGAACTAAAGAAGAAAGGTCAGCAGAAGGTGAGGGCCATGTAGGGATGGATTATTCCGATACTACTGAAGCTATTCACAGAGATCAAGAGCATGCTGATGCTAAGATTAAATCCAAAAAAATGAGACCTGGTTACAGATACTAAGGAGCCTTTTATGGTAATGGCCCTCAAAAAGCCCGCAAAGCCCTTTAAAAACCCGATTGCGCCTAAGGAAAAGACCAACGGCAACGAGCCTTGGAGTTTTAAGGCCCCAAATTACGATCAACGCTCGGGCCCTAGTGTTGCGGCAGGAGATTACTACGGAATCGGTTTTAAGGCCCCTGTAGGCAGAATGCGAGGGGATTCAGTAGGATACGATCCGGTTCCTAAGAAAAACTTAGCAACTCCTCCGGAATCTGTAGTCTAAAGCTCAATTGTCGCAGCATGCGATACTAAGTATGCAAACCACATTTCGTTTTCTGTCCAGATTTGCATATGCTGGACATTGTGCGTCCTGAAAAAGTCATTGAGAGACTTTTGCAAGTTCTTTTTATATTGGATAGGACCGAATAATTTAACTTCTTTGCTTTTCATATAATCTTTTGGAAGGGTTTGTTTTTCTTGTGGGCTTGTTTAGCGAGATCTCGATAGATGCGATCTATCTCAAAGTCGCTCAAATCGTCTTCTTCAGGTTGTTCCAACATCTCTCTTTTTTTCATATAATTCTCAATGCTCTCGCGAACGATGGAGCTCTCTGTGACGTTTCCTTTTTTGTACTGAGACCATAATTCTCTTGCTGGAATCATCCAGATGATTTTTATGTTATCACTTCCTGGATAGGCCTTAAAAAGCATCGAATTCTCTTGCGCACTAGGTTTTGTAAGTCTAGGTTGCCAATAGAGCATCTTTGTTGCACCATCTTCTAGAGTTCTTGCGTGAGCGAAGATGTAGAAAGGAATGTCGCCAAAAGGTCGTTGATTAATGAGATCTTGGCAACATTCTGAAATGTTAATAGATTGCTTCTGAAGATGTCCCAATCGATCATGGGCATCTAAACGATCGACTGACTTTATCTTCATTCGTGAATGCCTATTCGGGCTTTCAATTCTTTAATCTTGGCATAGGCTGCTTTCTGACCCGTTGGCGAGAAATCCCCTTGCATAGCGAATGGAGGAGCACCGACAGTACCTGGTTGGTAGAAGATGTTCTTACGGTTATTGTCGATGGTTTGCTGAATCGTTGACTTGGATTCTTCTTTGCGAGTGATTCCGAGTGCCTTTATATTTTCATAGACAAGTTTGTCTCTTTCAAAGCCCTCTGGCATGTTTAGAATGCTTTTTGCAACAGCGGGATATTTCTCAGAGAATTTCATGAGATTATCCATGCTCATGGTATCGTTGTAATCTCGATTTGCTTCTAGGTAATTAGTCCTTCGTTCTTCGTTTAGGATAGCTCTCGCTTTTTCTTCAGCTCTTTTGTCAATGTCTTTAACGAACTCCTTTTTAAGAGCGCTCAGCTTTTTATCGAGGAGCTTGTGATCTATATACGGCTCGTCATTATCGGCCGGTTCTGAGGCTTCCTCTCTTATTCGTCTTGCTTCTTCCACTTCTTGAGAAAGCATCGCTATTTTTCGCTCCATTTCCATTTTGGATAGTCTTTCCTGTTCTATTTGCTTGCGCAGGATGCCCAAGTTGTGCTCTTTATCGTTTGTAGCTGAAGATTGCGCTTCGTCTACTGGGTTTGGATTCACGCTCATATTGCTCCTAATCTTCGCCTTCTATAGGCTTCATCCTCAGTAAACTAAATTTTTTACTTGTCATCAAGTAGATAGTAGTCTTATTTTGAAAACATGAAGCAAAAACCACCCCGAAAACTGAAATGTTATGGCTGTAGAAACGGGATAGAGGATGTAGAAAAAGGGCGCAGCATCCTAAGCGAACGCAAGTGGCGTTTTCTTTGTGGGGAATGTCATGAAATGTGGGCCACTTTTCCGGCTGATCGGAAGGACAACTTTCTGGCAAAACCCAAACTTCCAATACTGAAAAGAAGGCTCGCGAGGAAAAAGGAAGTGCTTCTTGAAGGGAAACGTATTCCTGCGGAACAAAATATTTACTTGTCCTCCCCTTTCTGCTACCCTGAAATTATCGCTCTACTCTGGCGTCAAAGAGTTTCGCCCTGACTTTGCGTCATAAGTCATGCGTAATTGCCCTTTCGCAGAGGGAAAAACGTACCTTCTATTTAACTTCAAATCAGACGTATCGGTCTCGTCCTCCAGCAAGATTTATAGCAGGGGATTAATGGGCAACAACGAGGTATTCAATGTCCATTACTTCAACGGGTAATTTGGGCCCCATGATTTTGCAGAGCCTTGCGCCTGCACTTTTATATGTCCCAACCCCAACCATAGGCGTTTAAATTTGTGGTTGTAAAATCTTCTCTAATAGACTTGGAACTCGCAGCGTAAAGACGGCGACAACAAGGGGGAAATGAATATATGAAATACGAACATTGCAAATTGTGTAATTATGAAGATCATGATAACTACCTTCATCCTTTGTATGATGGGGAAAGCAATCGTTGCATTGTGATTTGCGAAAAATGTAGAGAGAACATATTTTCATACCCTGAACGAAGCAAGCGAGAAGACCGCGGAAGCGGATGCGGTGCTCTGAACACTGATGAAAGTCAGTGAGGGAAGTGCGATAGGCTTCCTCGCCTAGACAACTAGGTCATAAAAGTAACAGATTGGAATTATATTTTAGTATGCGACAAGGTCAGCATGCCCCCTAACGGCGGTACGACTTGTCGATTTATGAGACCAAGAGCGTTGGTTCCACCAACGATACAATTGGGTAATAGCGGGATAAACAAGTCTGTCCCCTTAAAACTGTCTCTAATTGACTTGGAAGCCCGACAGGGTGACAAGGGGCAAGCTTTATTAGCGGCCTGAACGACTTAACGAGATGGACCGAAAGGTATGCGAAAGTCTGAGCACGACGAATAGAAAGAAAGGTCGTGAGGAAGATTCGAAGAAGTCTTCCCGCCATGAAAGTGGTCACAAAAGTAACAGAAAAGAGATCCCCCGGCCCAAGTGCCACAGCGTAGACAAAATACCTCAAATATTGCGCTGTCTAAATTTTCTCTGATTGACTCGGAAGGCCTACAGGCCAACGAGGCGCAAGCGAAAGCGGCGTGAACGACTGAGCGAGAAAACTCGAAAGAGATACAACAGTCTGAACTCTACGAATGAATAAAGGTAGAGAGGGAGATCCGAAGAGGTTTCCCCGCCTAGCAATAGGTCAAAAGTGGTTAATTGATTAGTTGTGGTTAATTACACTTAGTAACAGAAGCATGGATATAATTGATGCACAAATGGCATTTTTTGGGACTGGCTGCATTAATAATTGTGCAGCATGATTTGGTGTAAAAAAAAGAATTAACGAACAGGTAATTTTACAAGATCAAGAGGGTGTTTTAGCCTGGGTCTCTGAAAGATTAGCTGTAGCGATGCGCCAAGCCGAGGATAGAGATAATGTCCTCGAAAAATTTGGCTAAATGCTGGAAACTCCTAAAGCTCTTTGTACTAATGTGCGGAACTAGCGTATAATTAGTGAAAATCAAGGAGATGGAACAATGGGCAATCA